AATCAGAAAATCAGCTCTCCATTTGCGTTTTGGATGGAACTTATATTCCTGTTCAAAACCGATCTTGCATGCTCTTAAATGCGTTGCCAGAACCATTTCACCCACACTTGGTTGTCTGGCAACTTGCTTTGCTGAACGCCGCTTTTTATTTTTCTTTATCGGAAATAACTTGCGGTATTCAGCAATGCTGACTGATGACATCAAGCACCACCTTTCAGCAAATTTTTCAACTGATTAGCAAAGCAGTTATAAACTCGTGCTTTATCTTGATCGCCAAAAAGGCTTGAAGCATGAGCATCGTGTTTATACTTTTGAACTAGGTTTTCAATTGAACTTCTTAGCTCAACTAAATTCGCTTGTTGTTCTTTTTGAATCTCCCAAGCCCACTTTCCAGATTTACCCTCAAACTCACTCATGGCTGGCTCCTTTTTCTGCATCACACATTTCACATTTATCTATATGCCCCCACCCATCATCTCGAATGAAGCCAAACCCCTTACAAGCCTTACATTTGACTTTCTTTTTCTCACCCACCAAGAAATATCGATCTTTCTGGTTGTAGGTAATATCAATAGAACCTGAGTAATAGCGCCTTAACGCCCCATCAATATGAAATTCGTGTGGACCTACACAAAACATCCACCCCGAATCCCCGCCGCACTTTGTAAACCATGTGAAATATGCTTCTCTCCATTTCACATAACGGCCAGACAGATGAGGAGTCAACAATTCAATTAAACGTGCTCTAAGCATCTCCATGCTTGCTGACATATCTCCATAGTGATATTCAAGATCGTAGCTATACTCGCCTGTGTTATATCTAGTTGGCATGAGATTCACCGCCTCCGTATATTGATTCGTGGTCTTTAATGCATTCCTTCAAATAACCCATGCCATTTTTAGTGCGTGATGTGAACTTTGCTTTCTCAATTCCACCAAACTGCTCAACGATGCGAAGGCTTTCTAAAAGGATTTTGAGATCATTGATTTGCACTGGTTCAAAACCACGCTTCTTAAACCATTCACCATTGTTGTCTGTTAGATTCCAAACTGGATGAAAACCATTGTGAAACTGAAACTCAGGCTTAGTGCGAAAGTAATAACCGTCTTGGAAGCTCTCAGCGTTGCTAGGCGCACCACCAACAACCTCTCTCGCCTTCTCTAAACCGTGGTCTTTGATGAATTGGGTGGCTTTCATTGGACTTCCTCCATATATGGCAAGTCAGAATCTAAGCACTCACACCAAATGCGATCTCTGAAGGTGAATTGATGCCATCCGTTCTTTGTGCCTATGTAAACAAGAACTTGTGGCTCATGTGACCACTTGTATTTATTACCAATTATTAGCTTCATCCCTTCACCCCGTCACGTTTGGTCACGTTCTTATTAGCTCTATGAAGGCAATTAGCCACTGCCCAAGCATCAAGACATGTATCGCCTTTGAACTCTTCATCCATCATCGACAGCCACTCTTCCTTAGCGCCTTTCCAGCCTTTGGTTTTAAGTCCTTGCCCTTTGTTCACATAGCAATCTGAGTAACCGTTAATGAACTCTGATAGCTTCATAGGTGTATCGATACGGAACCCACGCTCTACAATTCCTTCCTCACCTGAGTCCTTCTTGATCTTTGCGAAGAAAGTCACGCCATAAGTTTGATGATTTGGAATAGTCCCAAACTGTAGAGCTGTGAGTAATGAGCCTTGATAAATCTTCATAAGCACAGGCAAAGGCAGTTGACCACTTGTATCACCTGACTGCTTTTCGTATTGCTCTACGATTTCAACTGCATTGAATACATTCCAAGACAATTGGAAGTGTTGAGCTTTAGGAGCTTTGCGTTGTTTCTTCATGCTGCTAACTCCTTTTTGCGCTTATTAGCTTCTGCCATGCAGTGAACACACTTGTTGCAAGTGACATAGCGAGTTGTTGTTTTGCACTTCTCACACATACGGCCTTGATAATGAGATAGACCTTTTGCTAGTGCTTCATTACGAGTTTTTAAGATTGGATTAGCTTTTTGATGTTTTTCTATTTCCTTTCTGGCTTTCATCAGACGGGTGTACAAAGCTTTCGTGCAAGCACCAGTTCTGTTGATTCTCCAAAGCACTGATGGTGCTGTATCTGCCTTCTCTGCAAGCATGACTTGACGTCCAACTTCATCTGAAACCCATTCACAAAGTGCTTTAATTTCTTCAGCAGTTGCTTGAGCGCGTTTAGGGCCAGACTTAGCCGAAGGGCCTTTAACAGTTGACACACTCTTTAGCGCTACTTGAGGTTTATTCAAATACTCTTTAAGCGGATGATCTGTTCCATTCATCACAGCGAACTGAACAGCTTTGAGCACACACAATTCGTACTCTGGTCTGCCATTACGCTGAGCTACTACAGCCAATTGTTGCCTAATTTCTGAAAGCATCATGCTATTTCTCCAAATAGATCAGGCTGCATACGCTTTTCAGTACCTGCTTGATCAATACGTTCTTGAGCAATCTCGAAATACTTTTTCTCTTTCTCTATCCCAATGAAGTTGCGACCTGTATTCACACATGCAACACCCGTGGTACCGCTACCCATTGTGTTGTCGAGTACTGTTTCACCTTCGTTTGTGTATGTGCGAATCAAGTACTCACAAAGAGCAACTGGCTTCTGGGTCGGATGGAAATTAGCTTTTTGCTTATCACTACTGAATAACTGAACTGAACGTGGGTACCGCTCTGTTGAGTCGTAAGCCTTGATATTTACTTGCTTGCCGTAATGTTCTGATCCAATGTCTTTACGCTTGGCTGTCTTACGCTCATGACCAAAGGTTTTGATGGGGTTAAATGTTGGCTTAGCTTTGTAAAACACAAGGATGTTTTCATGTGCACGTAACGGCTGGAAATGTGCATTAAAGAATCCAGTAGCTGCAGGTTTCTCCCAAATCCACTCGTAGCGAAATAGATTTAGATTTGATGTCGCAAGTACTGCTGTAAATGGATGAGCTGCAAATAGAACAATTGCGCCATTCTCTTTAATAACTCTTTCGTATTGCTCCCAAAGAGGCTCAAAAGGAATTACTGAATCCCATGCACAGCAAGTGGTACCGTATGGCAAATCACAAAGAATCATGTCCACGGTACCTGACTCAATTTCTTTCATCTGCTCGAGACAATCGCCTAAGATCAAGGTGTGCTTCATGCCGCACCTCTCAACGCCATCGGCATTTTCAAGCCGTCAGCTTCTAGCATTTTTTTGAAGTCATCTTTCTGGTCAAAAGGATCTGGCCAATAGTCAGTGTCGGGTTTGAGTTCCCAAGGTTGAACTTCCTTGATTTCCTCAGCCATCTTGTTGACTGGCGCTTGGATCTTTAGCTTTTCGCGTAACTCCGCAATTGCTTTCTGTGCAATCGTTTTGTATCGCTCGTTATCGGCTTGCTGCTCTTCTTTTGTTTGTTTGTGCTCAAGCTGAAGCTGTGTCTCTTGAGTTGATAGGAACCCTGCCACCTCAGCTTGTTTGATAGCTGTAATGCGTTGGTCTGGATCTAAACCTAAGCTCACGTTGTAGACTGGCTTTAATCCTTGATCCTTAGCTTCAGTCACTAAGCGATCGTAGATAGACACAAAGATCTTCTTAGCTTCTGCCAATTGGAACTTGTCACCAGTAGCAACCAAGTCAGTACACTTCTCGAATGCTTTAGCCGCCTGCTCAGTCCACACCACAGTCATTTCACGACCTGTGCCGTATTCAATTGAGTTCTTAGCAATTGCCCAAGCTTCATGAGCATCTAACCAATCTGATGCTTTAGGCTCACACCATGAGCGAAATTCTGGCACTGTTGGACAGAATGTTGATTTCATCATCTTGGTTACACCACGTTTGAAATCTTCTGCTGTTAATCCTTGAAAGCACTCAACCATTGATTCAGCGATATCTTTAGGATCTACACCTGCCCATTGATCAGTGAATTTCTTTCCATAAAACCCACGCATTTTAGTAATCAGACGTAAAGCGTCTTCAAAGGTGAACTCACGCATGACCCACCCCCTCAATCAGTAACGGCTTTTTTGGTGTGACATCCCAAATCTGATTTTGATTTAGGAACTCATCCCATTTCGCTTGTTCAGAAATGGTTTGTTGTTGTGAAGACTGATACCCATAATTTGAGTTGAACCCACTTGTTTGTTGAGTAGATCCAATATCAGCATTCCAACGTTCTTGATTAATCCAAGTAGTGGCATGAGGAATAAACTTTCCACCTTCCTTGATCCAATCAAGTGACTGAATGTGTTTTTCAAGTGAAGTCATGATTAATTCAAAGCTGTGTTTTTTGAAATTAATCTTTTTGAATTTTTCCTTGGCTGCTTTTGGTCCAGATTTTTTATTTGGATATATTTCCCAAAATTCAGTGAACATTTCGTCAACTGTCTTCCCGATTTTCGGCTCTGGGGTAGAGGGAATCAGGTTAAGGGAATCAGGAATCAGGTTAAGGGAATCAGCACGATCAGTTCCGTCTTGCTCTAGATTATTCTCGATATTCGCCCACTCATTGTTTTTTAAGGATTTTTCCTCTTCTTCAATATCGGATTCATCTATATCTGGAATTTCACTTCCACCTTCCCTTTCATTCTTATGTGGGTTCTGATGTTTGGTAAAATTAATAGCTTTGATGTACTTCCGTCCACGTACCGAATAAATCGAGATAAATCCAGATTTTTCTAGATCATTCACGAGTTGCTCGATATCACAGTTGTCATACGGCAATATTTGGACTTTTAAACGTTTCGGTTTGTATTCAAAACATCCCTTATAGTCGGCGATAGTCCACATGCCTATAAAAAGCAATCTGGCCAGTGGATTAATTTCACCAAGATCATCATTCGTAAAAAATGATGGTTTGATGTTTCTAGCTCTAGCCATGATTCACCACTTTTGTTAATATCTTCATGCGATTTCATCTCATTGCTTTGCAGTGGAATGGCAGATAAGGCTCAATTGGTTGCGACAATTGGGCTTTTTTTGTGCCTGTGTTTTATGTGGATTTGGTGCCATTTCTAATTCAAACGGCTCAGGTGTATTCCTTGTATCTTCGGTAACTGTGGTCAGATCAAACTCAGCCTGTAGACTTCTAAGCAACTCCTCTACTTCTTGAATGATCTTCATGCCAGCGTCTCTCATTAATTCTGAAAGCGTCATTTTTCGTGACTTAGCTATACGCTCTAAAAGAATCTTTTCTTCATCTGTGCATTTATGTGTGATGCTTGCGGTTAATTTTTCGGACATACATCACCCGATTCCGTTTGAACCAAAAAATCTAAAGCCACTCCTTTTTCGTATTGCACACTTTGCTGCAATCCACGAAGGATTCTGGAAACTGAACTTTGTTCAATCCCGGTTTTCTCACTAATTTGTTGCTGGGTGTACTTACGAGAAGTTAAGAACACGATCTTCTCTTTAAGATTCATTTAGCCGTCCTCATGGTTTTATTATTTTAATTTTATGCACGTTTGCATAATTGTCAATGCAAATGTGAGTTATTTTAACTACTTTATGCGAAAAAGCATAAAATAATGCAGATACTTGGATTTGGTATTACTTATGAATTTTCTTAAATCGAATATTGAATATTTGCTTAATAAGCACAAAACCAATCCTAATGAATTGGAACAAAAATTCCCGAGAATTAAGCAGTCAACTGTTTTTAGAATTCAGCAAGGTTTTACTAAGGAGCCAAGGAGGTCAACCCTAGAACCTATTGCAGAGTGGGCTGGTGTTTCAGTTAATGATTTAATTGAAGTTGATTTAAGTAATAAAGATAAAAATCAAGAAAATGATATTAATTTAGAGCTATATGAAGATGGAGATCCTGTACCAGATGGATATACAGCAATCGACTATTATGATGAGGTTTTTGTTAGTGCTGGGAATGGATATTTGAATATTAATCAATCAAGCCCAAAGAAGTTTTTTGTACCAACATATTTACTAAGAGAGTGTAATGTTCAGCCTTCTACAGCAAAAGTAGTAAAAGTTCGAGGTGACAGCATGTATCCTGTATTACAAGATGGGCAGCCTATTTCTGTAGACATGTCTGCAACAAAAATTTGGGATGGAGAAATTTATGCTTTTCAGCATGGTGACGACACTAAAGTAAAGTACTTATCCAATTGGAATGAGGAAGGCGAAGGAGGTTTTAAAGCCACATCTCGTAATGAAGATAAACATCGTTATCCAGATGAGTACTACTCTCCTGCTCGTATTGCTTCTGAAGGGATTACTATAATTGGTCAATATTGGATGAAATTAGACACCAAAAAAATAAGAAGATAACTTTATGAAACCTATACTTATTGCAATAGTTATATTGCTAGTAATCTTATTAACTATTGCTTTTAAATTATTTTTAAAGGCAAGGAATATCGCGAACTCTGGACCAAGAGAATTTACAGATGCTGTTGAGCTAATGAGTTTCATAAGGTGTGTCTATGAATGTAATATTGAAAGCCAAGTAGTTATGTATGGGTTTGTAAAAGATGCATACGTTAGTGAAGAGGCTATTATTTCTGAAGGGGGCCCTTATTTAGAAGTGATAGTAGCTTTAATTACTAGAAATGGACATATGGAAGTACCAACTATTTGTGGTTCTGCTGAGGAAACTCTTAAAAAAGGAGATTTTGTTGCTGTAATGCCTTTTCATAATAAGCGTCACGATCTATGGTTTTATACTACAGTAGCAAAATTAAAACCTTACTACCTAGGTAAAGGTAAAGGATTCCAGATAGAAAAAAGTTTTACTACTTAAATAATTTGAATTTTCAATTGCCTGCTTTTAAGCAGGTATTTTTTTGCAAAAAATAATGCAAATATGCATAACCCACTATTGCATAAAATAATGCATTTATGCATAATCATTTCACCAACCAATAAAAAAGTCCCTGACATTCGACCGACGGGACTTTTACTCAATGAGTGAGAAGATTATGAATCAAAAATCACAAACTAGTCAAATTCTATATCGTGAGCCGACTAAGGCTGAGCAATCTACATCTATATATGCCCAGCACATTGCAGATATTAAAGATTGGGCGCTCCTGGTGCTTTTGTTCTCTCCTTTCCTAATGGGCGCCATTTTAGGTGGCTTATTAGCTGCGAAGTATTGGGGGTAACTCTCATGGATAACTACAAAATCAAAGTTAAAGATGAAGCTGAGAGCAAAGAGGCTCAGGAGTTGTTTTTTGAGTTGGGCTACAAAAAAGAATGTTTTGTTCCTGCTGGTTATCCAAGATGGATTGCAACAACAGATAGTGGAGAGGATTACTGGTACAGCACAGGATTTGATTCAGTTTCACTATTAGAAGGATTTAAAGAACTCACCCTTCCCCAACTCCGTGACCTTGTTGCACAAAGCAAGTTAAAAGCCCAAGGCTTGATTAGCGGGGCTGAGGCAATGATTGCTGCACTTGACGACCAAGAAGTTGAATACAGATGGGTGGATGGTAGCTGCAATTGGCGTCCTTTTAATGATGAGGACTGGTCAGTAGAAGACTTAAAGTCTGGAACATATAGCTTCCGCCTCAAACCGCAAACCATCAAGCTTGAGTTGGAGCTGCCGAAGCCTTTTGAGCCAGAAGAAGATTGTCATGTTTACATCTTAGATGATGGAAAAACAGATGGATACCGTCGTTATTTCTATGAAGTTCATGGCGATAAAGGAAATGAATTTATTGGTATTTGGAAAACTGAGGACGAGATCAAGCAAGTTGTAGAGCAACTCAGAAAGATACGAGGTACTAACTCATGAATATGTTCGCTAAACCTGAGTTGCTCTGCCCTAGCTTTCCTTACTTGGATTTGTCTAGTGACATTCAAGTAGAAGGCGAAACGGTTTATTTCGACCTTACTTGGGGTTGCAATGTCCTTAATTGCCAGATCAAAGCTGAATCATCTTTTGATACTCGTGAAGTAAATGACCAGTTCAGTGAATGTGCTCGTGATCAGCAATATGAAGTGCTTTCAGTAGACACAAGAACTCATGCAGTAGTCGTAGATAAAGACGGCATAGAGTCACCTACAGGACTACGTTTCAAGCTCACAGAAGCACAAGTAAACAGCTTAAACGAGCAGCTTAAATACTACGCCGAAGAGTTGGCTGATGAAGAGTTGAGAGGTGGGTGATGGAGACTAAATACGATTGGTCGGATGCACCCGAAGAAGTTCAATTCATTGCGCAAGATTCAAATGGTGACATTTTTGGATTTGATGTTCCGCCTGTGCCAATGACTTACGGGAAGTGGCTTCCAGCAAATGAGTACCTTCACTTCTTTGGCAATAAACCACGAAAAACAATTTCAGATTGGGGATTGTCATTAGAACAACGCCCAGTAGAAAAGAATTAGGAGAAGATTATGAATGCGCCAGTAAATACACAAGTTAATGAATTACAAGTATTAGAACACAACGTAATTGTAGCGGCTTTCGCTAAACGTGGCGGTACAGATGAATTGTATGAGCGCATTGCTCAAGAAGTTTGTTCTCATGTGCCAGATGTAAGCACTAAAAAAGGCCGTGATGCGATTGGTTCGCTTGCGTTAAAAATCAGTAAGTCAAAAACACTTATTGAGAAATGCGGCAAAGAATTAGTAGCTGAACAAAAAGCCCAAATCAAAGTGATTGATGATGATCGAATCTCAATTGTTAAGAAGCTTGATTTATTGCGCAATGAGGTTTTGGCACCACGCGATGCTTGGGAACAAGCTGAGAAAGATCGTGTTGAAAAACATCAAGCAAATATTCGTGCAATTAAAAGCCTTCATGACGAGCGTACTCCTTATCAAGAGTCTATTGAAATTAAAAGTCGCATCTTAGAGCTTGAAGGTTTTGAAGTAGATACTTCATTTGAGGAATACGAGCAAGAGGCCAAACTAGCAAAACTTGAGACTTTAGACAAGTTACGCACTGCCCTTGTGGATCGTGAAAAATTCGAAGCTGAATCTGCCGAACTTGAACGCTTACGCAAAGCTGAGCAAGAGCGTTTACAACGAGAACATGAAGAACGCATTGCACATGAAGCTGCTGAAAAAGCCCGCCTTGAAGCTGAACGTAAAGCCAAAGAAGAAGCTGAACGTGTAGAGCGTGAAAAACAAGAAGCTATTGCAAAAGCAGAGCGTGAAAAACGTGAAGCCGCTGAACGTGAAGCTCGTTTAGTTGCTGAAAAAGAAGCTGCTGAATTACGTGCACAACATGCTGCCGAAGCAGAACGTAAACGTATTGAAGCTGAACAAGCTGCAAAGCTAGAGGCTGAGCGCAAAGCAGAAGAAGCGCGCCAAGCTAACCACGCACACCGTAAAAAAATCTGTAATGAGGCACTTAAAGGCTTATTGGCTTTGGGTATTGATGAAGCAAAAGGAAAAGAGATTTTGCAAGCAATCAATAAAGGCCTAGTTCCACATGTATCTATTAAGTTTTGAGGATTAAAAGATGAGTAATATTGTTTTGTCGCAAGTTAGCAAGATTGCATCAGCTTTTAATATGCAAGATGTTGATCCTGCTGAGTTAGCAAATACTCTTGTTAATACAGTATTTAAGAAAGCAACAAATGATGAATTTCTTTCTCTATTAATTGTTGCAAACCAGTACAAGCTAAATCCTTTTACAAAAGAAATCTATGCATTCCCTGCCAAAGGTGGCGGCATCACACCAGTTGTTGGTATTGATGGATGGGCACGCATTATTAATGACAATCCTGTATGTGATGGTATCCAGTTTGAACAAGATGAAGAGTCATGCACATGCAAGATTTTCCGAAAAGACCGTAACCACCCTACTGTTGTTACCGAGTATTTATCCGAGTGTCAGGGTAATTCAGAACCTTGGAAAAAATACCCAAAACGAATGCTACGTCATAAGGCTTTAATTCAATGTGCCCGTGTTGCTTTTGGATTCTCAGGTATTTATGACGAAGACGAAGCTCGTCGTATTGATGATTGTCATATCCCTACCGTTCAGACCGTTAGTTCAGATCTTCCTCAAGGTTATGAAGCTTATGAGCAGCAACATTTAGACAACATGCGCGCTTTGGCCATGGAAGGTACAGAAGCTTTGCAAACTGGCTACGCTGAATTGCCTCAGGGCGACTGCAAAAAATACTTCTGGACTAAGCATAGCGCTTCATTAAAAGAAGCAGCTCAACATGCTGATCAACCACAAGGACAAGTGTATGAACATTCTCCAGCGTAGTGAAGATTGGCATTCGGAACGCTGTGGCAAAGTCACAGCAAGCCGAGTTAAGGATTTAAATGCCAAGCCAAATAAAGGTAAAGCTTTAAATGCATTGGGCTTAATAATTCTAGCTGAGCGCCTCACTGGCGTTCAGAAGGAAATTTTCACAAACCAAGCAATGCAATGGGGTATTGATAACGAGCCTTATGCAATCGCGGCTTATGAAAATGAGACGGGTAACTTTGTAGTTGGAACAGGTTTAATTGACCACCCTTTCATTGAAATGTTCGGAGCTTCACCGGATGGGCTTGTAGGTGATAACGGGCAAATCGAAGTTAAGTGCCCAGATACTACAACGCATTTGAATACCCTTCTGACTAAGCAAGTACCAGATGAGTACATCCCTCAAATCACTAGTCAATTGGCTTGTACTCGTCGTGAATGGTGTGACTTTGTGAGCTATGACCCGCGTCTACCGGAAGGACTAAAGATCATCATTATTCGTGTCTATGAAAAAGACCTAGACATTAAAGGCTTAGAAGAAAATGTACGCCAATTCAATAAACAGATTGATGAGGCAATCGAAGAATTAAAGGTGGCAGCATGAACGACTGGCAAATATTAAGAAGTCGGTATGGCAGTAACCGAAGTTATAAAAACCGAGTAGCTGTACCACCATTTTATTTTGAAGATTTCTCGAACTGGCTTGTAGATCAAGGTGCTGATGTATTTAGCAGAACAGAACAAAACGAACTTTTGCGATTTAGATATAAGGGCCAATTAGGTATTTGGTATGAGTCAGGTTCAGGAAACCTACTAATGCATGATTTGGCAGATAAGTATATGGAGACGGCAGCATGACAGATTTGAATAAGGAAAGAGAGGCTTTTCTAAATACCTTCCAATATTACAAAGGAAGAAGAGACATTATTTTTAGTCATGAGCATGAACTGTTTATGACTAGATCAAACAATCCTTCTGAAATTGCTCAGAAAGAAATAAGCAACATGAATAGCCGTTGGGATGCTTGGCTTAGATGTGCAAAGCATCGTGATGCAGAGCTAGAAAAAGCCAAAGCTCAGTCGGTGCCAGAATGGATTTCAGTTGAAGACCGCATGCCTGAGTCATTACGAAATGTGCTTGTTTTGATAGATGCAAACCCCGTTAAGAACCAAAACCAAATGGTTGCTCATTTTATTCCTAAGTTCACTGAAGAGTATCACGGTGATAATGATTGGTATGACTATGACGAAGATCGCGGCTGCGGTTATGTCAAAGAAGGATGGTATGCAAATACGGCTTACATTGGTGATGAGTATTCTAGTTATTTTATTGAGGAAAAAGTAACTCATTGGAAGCCACTAAAAGAAGCAAGCGAATCGGGAGCTGAGGGATGAATGCAAAAATTTTAGATCCATGCTGCGGTTCAAAGATGATGTGGTTTGATCGTCAAAATCCAAATGTGGTCTATGGCGATATCAGAAAAGAAGAACATACATTATGTGATGGTCGTTCTTTAGTGATTGAACCTGATGTGATGATGGACTTCCGCGACATGCCTTTTAAGGATGGCCAATTTACTTTAGTCGTGTTTGACCCTCCTCACCTGGTGAAAGCTGGTAAACAAAGTTGGTTAGCTGCTAAGTATGGGAAGTTGTCAGAAGATTGGCGCGAAGATATTCGCAAAGGTTTTGCAGAATGCTTTCGTGTGTTGGCCAATGGTGGTGTTTTAATTTTCAAATGGAATGAAACACAAATCAAAGTTAGTGAAATCTTAGAGCTAACAGATCAAAAGCCATTGTTTGGCCACATTAGTGGAAAGCGCAGCAATACACATTGGATTACTTTTATGAAAGCGGAAAATAAGGAGGGGTAAATGTTAAAAGATCTGAGAAATCTATCTGATGCAGAGCAACAAGAATATTTGGATCGCTTCATAATGGCTAATGAAGAACAGAAGTTCCCTCAAGAAGTTGTGGCGCTTTATTTAGATTGCTCACCATGGACATTAGCCAGAATGCGTTGTGATCAATCATCACTGCCTTTTTCGAAAATTGGAAGACGTGTTTCATATAAAAAGAAAGACGTTTTAAAGTATGAGCAAAGCAGGACTGTGCTTAATACAGCACAGCTTGCAACAGTTTAAGGCGGTTAAACCGCCTTTATTTCTTTTAATCTTTCTGTCCAAACAGATTGGTAGTTGAAGCAATCAATCTTTCCTTGATAAACCGCCTCAATCATATTCATCGAAGCTCTTAATTCCTCATCTGGAATTTGAACATAACCACCTGTCACATCAATTCTTGGTTTAGCCGTGTGATTAAGAAGTCTTTTTGTCACATAAATATTAAATCTTAAAAGGTTGCATATAGTGGCAAATGTACGACGGAAATCATGCATTGAAACGTAATAGTCAACTTCCTTACCCACTCTATTCAATAATGTATCTACCTTAGTTGCATGCATATTCCACGAAGTAGGCATCTTAGTAGCTGGGAAAACCCAATCGTTTTCTCTTAATAACCAACGTTCACGCAAAATACTGTGTAGATGATCACCAATAGGAAAAGTATGATCTGAACCATTTTTGGTATCTCTAAAAGTTAAGGTACCATTTTTAATATCTACATCAGCCCACTTTAGACAACATGCCTCCTGTTTACGGCATCCCGTATACATGCACATCAATACGATATCCCGATGCGTGTTTGACCTAGCAGTATTTTCCAGATTCAACTCATCTTCATAATGAAGCACCGCATTGTAATATTTGTGAATGATGTCTTTATGGAGATGTCTATCCCTACTTGCTATTTTATTCCAACCTCTTGTTACGGAAATAATGTCAACTGGATTACTTTTAAGGATCGGGTTCTCATCTGTTGAATAAAGAACATGAATATACTTCCATAAAGTACCTAAAAGAGATACAGCACCATTTGCTGACGACTCACTTACTTCTGATACCTCAATAAATCGATCCAATACTTCTTGCTTAGATATCTGGAAAAGCTTTTTGTTGCCCCACCCTAAATATAAATCAAAGTATTTATGGTATTGCCTAATTGTTTTCGGCCTAAAGTCATTTCTATCAATATAAATTTGAAGAGCTTCATTCACTGTAATATCTAAAGGATTAGCAACATTCTTTAATTTGATAGGCTTTTCATATTCATTGTTTGAAATTTTCGCCAGAATCATCTGAGCTTTTGCTCGAGCATTTGTTGCAGGAATATCGGTGGTTTTACCAATTGTCACTCGATAGAGTTCACCTTCATGCCTCCTTTCAACAATATAGGTTTTACTTTTATTAGTTACCCGAACAGCAAAACCGATCAGTTCTGCATCTCTATATATTTTTTGACCTTTTTCAGTTAATGGAATAGCATCAACAGTAGATTTGTTGAGTTTCAT